AAGATTGGTTGCCTCAAAATCAAAGCGGGCCAGACCATTGCTGCTTTCATGCAACAAACTGTCATGATTTATGGTACAATGGCCCGCTACATGAGAAAATTCAGGAACCAATATTGTCCAAGGAAAATCTTTGTGAATTGCGAAACCACTCCAGCTGATTTCAACTCATTCATCCTTGACGAGTGGAATTTCAATAGAACTTGCTTTTCTAATGACTTCACTGCATTTGATCAAAGTCAAGACGGTTCCATCCTCCAATTTGAAGTCATCAAAGCTAAATTCCACAACATTCCGGAGGACATCATTGAAGGCTACATTCAAATCAAAACACATGCAAAAATTTTCCTGGGCACTCTCAGCATTATGAGGCTCTCTCGAGAAGGCCCCACCTTTGATGCTAACACTGAAGCAAACATTGCCTATACACACACCAAATTTAACATACCATGCGATGCCGCACAAGTGTATGCTGGAGATGATATGTCCATTGATTACGTCGCCTCAGTCAAGCCCAGCTCAACATGATTGAACATTTGATGAAACTCAAAGGTAAACCCGTCTTCAACACACAAACTCAAGGGGACTTCGCTGAATTCTGTGGCTGGACAATCTCACCAAAAGGTATCATCAAGAAACCTGAGAAAATGAATATGAGCATTGAACTTCAAAAGAATATCAATAAATTCCATGAAGTTAAGAGAAGTTATGCTCTTGACCATGCCTTCGCATACCAACTTGGTGATGAATTGCATGAACTATACAATGAGAGTGAAGCAGAACATCACCAACTTGCTACAAGGTCGCTCATTCTAGCTGGTCAAGCTACAGCCCTAGACATTCTTGACTACGGGTTAAGAGACCTAAAGTAGCGATGGATCATATTCACCTCCTCCTCAGCGCCCACGGCTTTAACCGCACCAGACTCGCCAAATCCAAACCCATTGTCATTCATGCTATAGCAGGCTCCGGAAAGTCTACTGTGATCAGGAAAATTCTCTCAGACCTACCCAACGCTAAAGCTTACACCTTAGGCAAACCAGACCCCTATTCTTTATCTAACCCCACCATCAAAGCCTTCGCCCAATTCAAACGAGGTACGCTCGACATCTTAGACGAGTACGGCCAACTCCCATTAACTGATTTAGACTCATCTTTTGA